GAGATGGTTACTGGTTCTAAATTTTTAAATAAGTAAAGGATTTTCTGATCAGTGTGAAAAATGAGTACAGATTCTAAGATTTTGAAAATATGAAGTCCAATTACAGATTGTTTTGGTTCCTCTCCATACGGACACGATTTTGCTAATTTATTTGAAATTGTATGATAGTCAATTATAGTGCTATAATTAGACTCACTCATTTTCAAATAACGAACATAATCTCTCCTATGTTCAGACCAGATACAATCAATAATTAAACCCATTTTTATACAAGAAGAGATTGAAGTTTATTAATCTGAGTATTAAGTTCAGAAATTCTAGCTTCAATTTCAGCCTTATTTGGCTGATAATGTTCTCCCCAATCTTTGATTATTTTTATTTGATCAGAATCATTAGTGCTTCCGAATTCTAAACCACAATCTTCTGAAATATCTAGAAGAAATTTGATTTTATTTTCGGAAGCATCATTAGATTCAAAATCATAAACAATAGTTGAACTGTAACCTTCTCCAGCTGAGTTTGCATTATCATCCTCAACGTATTTTATTACGCCATTGTCTGCCAACTGAACTGTAATAGATTGCATAGTCAATTATTATTTTCTAGCTGATCTTAATTGATTAGCTTGTTTACTTAATTCTCTTGAACGTTTCTTATCTTCGCGATAAGTTTCTTTACTCTTAACTGCCGTTAAGGACCAAGACTCTTCTAATAAAGAAATTTCTTCTTCATTATAACCTAGCCCTACCCAAGTTTCTTTCATCTTATCTAAGATAGTTTGAAGTTGGTTTTCAATAGCGTCCATGTTTGCTTTTTCGTTCATTTCATGGATTCTTTTACCTTCTTCTTTGGCTTTTTTATACCACTCTTGTCTTTGTGGTGAAAAGAAACTTAGCTTTTCTTTTTCGCGTAAAACACCGTACGCTTTTAGTTGCGCTCTGCGAGCTCTTCTGTTAGGAATTTGATTCATTGTAATAGTTGTTTAAAAAAAGGGTGACTTCATCGTAAATATACGATTGTAGTTTATCTATTTGAATTTGTGAAGTGACTACCTGAGAAATTGTTTTAATCATTTCATCTCTAGACTCATCACTATTTTCTAGCAGCATGTCAAATACTTCGCGCTTTGGAAGATTAACTCCTAGATTTAATTTTAAAGTTTCAACATTCTTAGAAGATAACTTTATGATTAAATTTTCCAGAGGTGATTTTTCAACAGGAGCAGATACTTTCGATTGTATAATTTTTGGAGCTTCTTCCTTAACGGATTTGGCTTCATTTTTATTAGAAGGTGAAATTACTGTAGTTGACGGAAATGGTAAATTATTAATATCATCTACTTTTTCTAAAAATTCAGTTGCTACACTTTTAAATATTTGTGTTCCATCGGTAAAAATATAAAATTCAGAATCTTCTGATTCTACTTCGACAACTTTACCAAAGTGATCACCTTTCTTCCATTGAAATCTTTTGACTTCTTGTGCTGTTTCAGTATTATTTTCCATAATTTCTTTCTTAAAAAGGTTTTTAATCTTCGATACTATAAAACTCGACATCAGTTGATTCATTGTATTTTTGCATGAATTTTTCTATAAATCTTTCAGATGCTTTTGCTTTTTCAGATCCCATCCAGCATTCAACTCTCTTGATATACATGTTATAAAAATAATGAGATCCTTCTTCTTTAAGTTTATTTTCTAATATCTTTACATCTTCTGGATAATGTCTAATGTTAAATCCCATAATATTATATTATTTATTCGTTATTCCATACTATCTCCTGGTAAACAGGAATTCCAGCCTTATTAAGTAATTCTACACCTGAAGTATCTCTATAATCCTCACAATAATAAACTTCGGCAACTCCAGCTTGAATAATCAATTTTGCACAATCAAAACAGGGCATGGTAGTTGTATATAGCGTCGTTCCAATTGAACTAATTGTACTTTTAGCCAATTTTGCTATCGCATTCGATTCAGCATGTAGAACCTCTTTTTTAGTAACATATCGATGACAAGTACATGAATTATCAGTAGATAATATCCATCCAGCATCTTCTAGTAGTTCAGCTCCGGCTGGATTCTCCCAATATGTTGTTTGTTTATACTCACATTGATTTTCAAAACCATGTGGAGTTCCATTGTAACCAACACTGATGATTTGCTCATCTTTGACAATGATACATCCGACTTTTCTACGTTCGGCGTAACTTAACTTGGCGATCTGGTACGCCATCTGCATATAGATCTTATTAATCGGTATTCTTGGCATATTAAATAAAAAAGGATCTGAATAATTATATTCAGATCCTTGATTTAGTTTCTTATTTAACGAGATTATTCTCCGGCTTCAGGCTCGTCAGAAGATTCTGGTGATTGTCCAGATTCGGCCAATTTAACTTCTTGAATTTTCTTATCAAATGCTTCGGAAATCATATTTAGAGCAGCTTCATAAGCTTCTAATCCAAATTCTTCTTTACATTCTTTAAGAGATTTAGCAGCTAATCCAGCAACTAATGCTGCATTTTCGCACATATAACTTTCAATTGTATGTTCATCATGCGCATCGCTTTCCCAAGCTTTAGCTTCTTTAGTTACCATTTCATAACATTCTGATAAAATTTCAGAAACGGCTTTTTCAACTACTTCAGCCTTTTCAGCTTCTGCTGGTTTTTCTTCAGATTCATTGGCTTGAACTTTTTCAGCCTCATCTTCGTCATGTTCTTCAGGAGTGCCTAAATTAACAACTTCTTTTTCGATTTCTTCAGATCTATCCATTTCTGAAATAAACTGATCAAATGATTTATATCTCATCTTATTTAGATTTTTTTATTATACTTTTATATATTAAAGATCTTCACCTTCTTTTGGTTCTTTAAGGAATGTATAACCGTCAGGAATATGTCCCCAAATAAGAAGTGATTTTAACCATCTAGTCATTTCTCCATCTCTAAAGAAATACGGTGATTTCATATTCTGCTTCATTCCAATCATTCGACTATTAAATGAAACTTGTTTACCACACCAAAACCACATAGCTGGGGTCCAATTTTTTTCAGCATCTTCAAACGTTTTGCCAGATGGTATCATCTTAATAAGCATTTCGGCTGATTCTTTACCAGTGTCGATGCCTGCGTTCTTTGCCTGTTTCTGAGTTAAACCTGCATCTTGGCCATGTCTTGACTCTCTAAACTGTTTAATCTGAGCTGGAGTCATATTGATTAATTCCTTCCAAGATTTATACAAATCCTCAGAAGGTTCAGCGCTTCTGTCTTCAGCTTCAAGAATAAATTGTTCGAAAGTTTTAAACTTCATTACGCCTTAGGTTTCTTATTATACTTTCTTTTAGGCTTTGCTTCTACTGCAGAAGAAACGGCAACTTCTTTTTTAGGCTGCTTTTTAGCTTTTGGTTTAGCAGTCATTTTAGGAGTTTCTTTCTTTGCTTCAAATGCTTTTACCTCAGCATGATCGCTTGCAATAGAATCTTCTTCATTTTTCTTAAGGTAGTTAAATGCTAACAATACTACACCAAGAACAATTGCAATTGAGAAAATAATTTGTGTTGTCATAATTTAATTTTTAAAATGGTTAATTAATACTCTATATATCTAGACAAAAAAAGGGACCCTTTCGGGTCCCTTACCAACTAGAAGCTGACATTTACTCTTGTTCTTTAGTAGTATCTGTGTTTTCAGTTTTGGCGATAAACAAAGTTTCCAGGGTCGCAATTAGGTCATTTGCTTCGCTAACTTTACGTACTAAAGCATCCATCTCATCGATGATTTGATGGTGTTCTCCGATCCCAACAGAGTTTTGGTAATATACCTCAAGAGTTGCCAACGCTTCTTTTCGTTGAGCCTCGTATCGAGCTTTTAATGCTTCTACTTTTAATGATGCCATTTTCTTCGTTTGTTTAAAATTATATTGATTCAACTAAAATTGTTTCAAATTTATTCACATAATTTATTAGTGCTAGTTCTTTTGCTTTGGCTTCAATATCAACATCAATGTTAAGGCCATAAGATTCTATCTTTTCATAGATATAATCAGCATGCGCTCTGTTTACAACAGTAGCATCCTCATATAATTTCTTACATGAACTATAATGTGTGAGTTGACGTATACCATGAATATCCCACGTTGTTGCAGCTAATTTAAGAGCATCTTCAACCAACATAGGATCTTCATAACACCAATGGTGGTGATAATCAAAAACTATTGGAATTCCAGTGTGAACCGAGACACCATGAACCAGATCACTAATACTATATTGATTCTTTTTATCATCGTTTTCTAGTGTCAGCCTTGTCTTTACAGATAAATCTAAGGTGTCAAATGCTTTAATGAATCTTTGTATTGCATCTTCTTTACCACCTGCAGTTGTGTTAATATGAATATTGATAGCAGCATGTGGAGTTCTAGGAAGACCAATGAGATCCATGATTTCACCATGTTGATTTAGTTCTTTGATTGAACGAACAACAACATTTGGGTTTTCACTAGCAATAACGCAAAAATGCCCCGGATGGAATGTTAGCCGCTGACCAGCATCCATTGCAATTTTACCAGCTCCTTTCAAAAGATTAGAAATCTTTACATAGTCTGGTAAATCTTTTAGTTCATACTCTGACATCCAAGGAAACATATCAGATGACATGCGATAAAGTTTGATTCCATTTTGATTATTCCATTTGATAATCTCAATAAGATCTCGAACGTTTTTGATTGCAAGCTCACTAGCATATTCAATTCCTTTTTGCTCAAAAGTCTTTTTAATCATACCACGGCCGATCGTGATACCCTTTTCTTGCTGAAGGGTCATGTTTATACAGCAATAGCCAAAATTTACACTCATATTTTATCTTTAGGTTCTGGAGAAATAATATTGTTTCTCCACCATTTTTTAAACGTAGATTTATCAGATAATTTTTCTACGTAGTTTTCACCGACCATAATTACAATAAAAGAAAGTAAACTAATGGCCATTAAAGTTAACACTATTTCCATATTTAATTTTTTAACTTATACCAACCTCTCTTTTAATTGTTTCAAGTTGTCTCTCAATATCACATGCTTCTTCAAGTGTTAGAATATCTTCATCTAAAAAAAGTAATCCACCTTGAGTTTCAACCCAAACTTTATTGTCCATAATTAAATGATCTGCGACCAAATGAATACTCGAATCTTCTAACCAGACGACGTGACTTGCTTTATTAATTCGATTGATTCGTTGTTGGGTTGACATTAGTCCCATTGTTTTTCATATTTGTACCAATGATCAGCACTTGCACATTCTCGTAAGGCATCTATAATTAGATAATCCATTGTCTTTCCATCAATCTTTTCAAAGAATTCAATAATATCATTCTTTGCGTGTTCAATCTCTTCGGCGGTTGGGGTTTGAGCAACATGCTCTAAACCATTAAATCCAGCTGAACATACTGCTGAAATAGCTCGACTCGCAACTCTTTCATTGTCATTAAATCTTGAACCGAAATAATAATCAGAACGAGGATCGAGTTTGTTAATCATATCCCAAATCTCTTCATTCGTATGTCGAAGACGAAATACTGAAACCGCGGTTTCAATAATAGATTTATAATTATGAACTGCCGGATAGTTTGGGTTAAAAGAAATTCCGTTTGCTTTTACGTTTTTAATGTCAATCATTTTTAATTTGTTTTGTTGATATGTAAATATAATCAATTTCTACGAAACGGTAAAATTATTTTTGAAGTTTTTTCAATAAAGCATCATGAAATTCACCATAGTATGACTTACCACCAATATTCCAGGTATCTAATTCATTAATAGTGTAATTCCTATCATATGTTTTCCAATCGTATAAGGTGAAAGTGTTTCCTTTAAAATTAAAGACCCATTCAACCTGTACTTTGTCATCACCTGATGCTTCATTATACGTTGGTTCTCCAAATGCTTCTACCAATTGAGAATAATAAAATCCTCGTAAATATCCTTGAAGAGAAGTACCACATGCATCTGCCGAATCTTTGTCCATTTTTTGCAAAACTTTACAGATAATCATCTCTTCTTCCCAAGGCTCTGATTCAAAATAGAGACCATATTCTTCTAGCAATGTTTCATATTTGCGCCAATTATTTGCTAATTCTAGTGCAACTTCTGTGAACTCTCCAGAGTCGGAAGGATCGATATTAATAAATCCATGATAGCTTTCATGATTTTCATCAAATTGAAAATCATTAGCAATAGTTTCAATGTAATTTTTAACTGTATTTTTCATATTAATATTGTTTACGTGTTTGTTCCCAGATGTTATTTGCCCAAGTGTTGAAATCTACTTTTTCTGATTCAACAGTTCTCATGATTCTGGGTTGACCAGGAGTTGGATAATTTACAGGTTCTCCGGCAGTTTTATTACGTCTGCGTTCCATGATTCGGTTGTTTACTTTTTCAATAATAATGTGTAGATATTTCATAGATTAGGGATTTATGATTTTAAATATAGTAAGACTCTTCTTGGTTATGTTTTGCAACCTGTTCAGCATCAAACTTTTCGTTTCTCCAGCAGAACGTATTAAGATTTAAGTTATGCTTACGTTCATTTTGAGTACCAGGATATACTGTGATCTGTACCAATTTATCAGTAATTTTTGTAATTCTACCAGTATAAATCAAATTGTACGAGTCATATTCGGCAGTATCTCCAATATTAAAGCTATTGGTTTGAACTCCGTTCACGAAAATCTTAATTGATTTGTTACGCTCTAAATCTACTGAGTATTTAGTTGCTACAGATGGATAATGTTTTCTTGCTTTGGTTTGAACTTGAATTAACATATTGTTTGTTTTAATTATTAATGATATGTAAATATAAACAATTTTCTCTAAACGGTAAAACTTTTTTCACTTTTTTTCAAAAAAGTTATTAACAAAGTTATTAACATTTTTCAAATTGCAACTGAGGATAGCGGCTGCAAATATCATAAACTCTACAAACTCGACTTGCTAATTCAGTTGGTAGAATTTCTAAAGCCAAAACTTGAAGGTCAGTATATAAATAACCATCAAATAGACCATACAACTTATTTTCAAGTTCAAATGAACGATCAAAATCTTCAGCAAATCTAACTTCTCTAATAAGAGCTAAAATTTCAGATAAAGTTTCTTCGTTCATGTTTTCATGTCTGTTAAATCTAGAATGAGCCATAATGTGTTTGTTTTAATTGATATGTAAATATAAACAAAAAACCCGACATAAAAAAATGTCGGGTGAAATATTTTTAAAAAAGTTATTAACAATTATTTCCAGAATAGCTGGACGCAGAGAAGCAGGATAGCTAAACCTAATGAGATAAGAGTCTTTGTATTCATGCCTTCTCCCATTATTAAATAGGTTAATGATGAAAATGCAATCATACCGGTTGCAAATCCAATAAATCTACCTGGCCAAAGTGCACCATCATAATAGGTAAATAATTCTCTAGTGGCCATTATAAACGTGTATGATATGATAACACCACCAAAAAGAGAAACCCAGAATGGATTCTTTTTAATCCACGGCCAGACAAATTGGCCATTAGTCTGAAACCAAACTAAAGATTGGCCAAATAGAAATAATAGAATTCCAAATATTAAATGCCTCAAAATAAAGATTCAGTTTTTGTAATCAAATGAGAAATAAAACTAGGTCTATGTTCAATTGACGGGCCAGTTTCCTGTATTGCTGTAATATGTTGTTTAGTCCCATATCCTTTATTAGAAGCCCAGCCATAGATCTTATTACTATCATGCTCATTTAGAGATTTCATATAATTATCTCTAGCAACTTTAGCAAGAATAGAGGCAGCAGCAATTGAGGTGTACTTGTTATCTCCACCAACAACTGTTGTATATGTTTTATCCTTATATCCATGGAATTGGTCTCCATCGATTAGAATAAAATCAAAATCAACTTCTTCCTGTACATTTGAAAGTGCTTGGTTCATACCATGTAGAGTTGCTTTAAGAATATTCATTCTCTCAATATCTTCTACGCCGATGTTAACAACACTCCATGCGATTGCATGTTGGAGAACTATTTCATGTGCTTGTTTCTTTTGAGATTCTGATAATAGCTTAGAATCTTTAACAAGAGGATGTTGAAAATCCTTTGGCATAATACATGCTGCTACAGTAACTGGACCAGCTAAAGCTCCTCTTCCAGCTTCGTCAACACCAACTTCAATAACTTCAGAATCGTTATTGTATTGTGATTTTAATAAAATTTGCATTTATATAGATTTTTTAAGATTTTCATAAATTTCGTTAATCATAGTACTTTCATTTGCAAAGATTTCTTTTTCCATGTTTCTGCGAATGTTTTCGATATGATTTCGTACATAATTAACCATTTTGTTGGCTTCGCTTGAAGTAAGACTCTTGGTTATAAAAAACTTGTGATTAGTTATTCTAACACCATCATCTCCTAAAACAATATAATAATCAAGATCTTTATTCTGTAAGTAATATGTTCCACTTACAGGGGCTATTAAGAATTTCGTGCCTTTGTTTTTACACATTGCCCTGACGATTGCATAGATCTTTGAAATTTCAGAATTCATCTTAGAACTTCCGTTTGATAAATTAGAATCTAAAACCCTAGTAATCTTTAATTTAGTAATCTTATAAAACCTTTTAAAGCCCATACAAATATTAGTTAGTTTAACTTAATACTTATATGGGCTTTTTATTAAAAGTTTATTAGTAAATTCTATTTGTTATTGTCGTACTTCCATTTCTCATATCGGCGTACAATCTCTTGTAAGATTTCAGCACGTACAATATCTTCATCACCAAAGGTATGGACACCAACCCCTTTCACGTCTTTCATCAAGTCGATAAATGCCGGTAGCGATACCTTACTCTTTTCAATATCGTATTGGCTAACATCACCCGCAATAACAACTTTACTATCATTACCCATTCTTGTAATAAATAGCATTAGCTGTTTGTAGTCGGCATTTTGAGCTTCGTCAAGAATCATAATTGCATCATCAAATGTATCTCCTCTCATATAAGCTAGAGGTTGAAATTCAATAACACCTCTGCCCATAATATTGTGAGCTTCTGTAAAACCAACAATTTTTTCAATATTTGAGGTAAATGATTTGATATATGGAGCTATCTTTTCATCAATTGTTCCAGGTAAGAAACCTAACTTTTCACCAGCTTCTTGTATTGGTTTTGTTAAGATGATTTTCTTGATTTTCTTTTCTTTGTAGAGTTTTAATGCGGCATACATTGCCGAAAAAGTTTTAGAAGTTCCTGCCGGACCGTGACAGAATGTAATTTGATTTTTAAGAATGGTTTCAACATATTTAGCTTGTGTATCTTTTAGATAGACTTTGCTAAGTGCCGATTCTGTTGTTTGTGCTGATGCTCGATCTTTTCTTGTAGCCATATGTGTTTTTGTATTTAGTCTCCAGCCATTTTGACTAGTGATTTTAACTTTAATAGAGTATCGCACTTCTCGTACTCTTCCTTCTTTTCGAAGTATTCAATTAATAAATCTATAAATTTAGATCGTTGACCTAAGCCATGTGGGATTTCAATAAGATCCTTACCTTCTTGAAACACAACGAAGCGATTTACAGTTTTTGTAAAGTTGCGGGTCAAAGTGTAGTAACTTGACCTCATAATATCATCCTTTTCTCGATTTGAAATTTGACTCATGTACTCAGTGATAACCATTCTTATGGTATATATTAACCGGAATATCGGCAATACGGTGAGATACTATAGTATTTTATGATTCTTTTTCTGAGTCAGTTTTTAACTTTTGAATATAAGTTGCCTTTCTAACCTCATCTCTTCTAGTAACAGATGGTTTGACAAATTCTTTACGATCTCGTAATTGATTAATTTGTTTTGTTTTAACAACTTTGGTTTTATACTTTTTTAAAGCCTGTTCGATATTTCCGTTTTTAACTTCAACTATAATCATTTTATCTCTTGTATTATTTTTTTAAGTTCATTACATTTTTCATATTCTTCTCTAGCCTCAAACCAGCTAATAATAAATGTAATTGCCTCTAGTTTTTCTTCTTTGGATGATGTACTATTTAATGCATCTTGTTTTCTATTTATTATAGCTTTATAAACAAGATCCATCATCTTCTCTCTGGGTAGATTTCTTACCGAATTAAAAAATCTAAGAGAATCCTCGTCCATTGAAAATTCAGCATCTTCTATCATTCTAATTCTTTAATTTTTCTTATTATTTCCATTTGTTCATCCGTTATCGATGAAAAATCACCATGGACCTTAACAAATAAATTACCAAAGGTATTTTCTCGGTATATTGGCATTCCCTTTCCAGGAATTCTCAATACTCTACCGCTAGTGGTCTTAGGTGGTATATTTATTTTATATTTTCCAAATGGAGTTTCAATATTGACATCGATACCTAATATTAAATCATAGAAAGGTAAATAGTGATCAATCCACATGTCAGACCCTTGAACTACAATTCTTTCGTCCGGATTAATCAATATGTTAATAATTAGATCGCCTCTAGGCGCAGCTGTATTATATGGGTTGTAAGATCCTCTGCCATATACCTTTAAAACCATTCCGTTCTGCAAACCTCTAGCAAAATCAACTTTGACTTTATCAAAATTTAAATCAAAGTTCTTAGAACAACCGTAATATGCTTCTTCTAATGTGAATGTTGCGTTAATTCTAACATTGGAGCCTGCTGCGTTTTGTTTATAATTTCGGTCAAAACTGTCACCCCAATTTCCATTCCATTGGCTGAATAAATCATTTAGATTAAAGCTATTAAATCCACTAAATTTTCTAGTAGAATCATACACGCTTCTTTTGTCAACGTTACCTAACGTCTCGTACGCTTCTTGTACTTTTTGAAATTTATCTTTAGCAGATGAGTCATTTGGATTTCTATCAGGGTGCAAATCTTTTGCCAATCGCCGATAAGCAGCCTTAATTTCTTCCGGTGTCGCCGTTTCTTGAACCCCTAAGGTTTGATAATAACTCATTCTTTTCTGCTTTTAACGCTTCTTTGCGCTGTTCAACGATAGATTTCTTTTGTTCACGCTCCATTGCATCAGCAACTCTTTTTACCTGAGCCGTTAATGCTGTTAAAGCTGAAATAAGTTCTTTATCTGTCATAGTTTTAAAATTAATTATACAATATGTATCATAATAAAAAAGGAGGCTTATGCCTCCTTAAGATCAGTCAGATATTTTTGTAATATCGTACATTTTTCGTATTCCTCAGTTTCGACGAACCAACTTAACATGAACTCTAAAGTGTCGATTAGTTGAGTATTATTGAGGTTGATTAGCTTCATTCTCTCAATGTCAATACCATTTACTTCGATATTTTTAAAGTTTGCTCGAACTAATTGATCGACTACGTCGTGATAAACACCTTTAATTTCGTTTGATTTCATAATTTGTTCTAGTTCATCATGTTCTTCCGTGAACTCGTTTTCTAAATCTTCGTTGTTAAACATATCTATTTGTTTTATGATATGTAAATATAAACAAAAAAATTCAAACGGAAAAACTTTTTTAAAAAATTTTTACTTTTTTAACTTCTGTCTTTTTAGAAAATGCAACACTCAATATTCCATTAGCATGTGACGCTTTTAAATTATCAACATCAACATCAGAACCTAGTGTAAATTTTCTAACAAATGATTTTTTAAACTTGTTAGAAGCTTTCTCATCGATTTCAGCAGAAATTACAAGATCCATACCTTCAACTTCAATACTCAATTCATCTGTTTCAAATCCAGGTACTGCTAAATGAAGGGTGTTGTTTTCAACATAATAATCTTTGAATTGATCTGTTGAAATCCAGGTTGTTTTCCAGATTGGTTCGCTAATGTTGTCGAACATTTTTTCTACTACTTTGTCAAATGAAGTTCCTCTTGTTGTAAACATAATTTATTATATTTTTGGTTTCTGGCTTATGCCATTACTAATATATGTACAAAAAGTATGCCAATTTGATTTTTATGCCAAATTGTCATATTTTTAAAAATCTGAGTTTCTAATTGGTGACATATTGGCAAATCTTAAAACTAGACTTCCGGCTGCCTCAATATCCTCTTCGCAATAATTTTTAATATCTTCAATTCTACCAGCCCAATATGCCGCACCGACTTCTCCAGCCGACATTTCATCTTTTGGATTTTTAATACCTAAAAGAAGACAAATATGAGCAAGAGCTGCGCTACTCCAGCCACCGGCTTTCCATACCTCGTATGTATCAATTAAACAGTTTTCCCATGGTTTCATTTTATGTAAATGAAGTTGTTTAGGTAGATCTAGCCCATGAACAATACTTTTTTTGATGATATATGGAATATCAAATCCTTTAATATTATGTCCAACTAATTTGATTCCAGGCGCCTTAAAAAATACAATCTTCATGAATTCAATAAATTCTGAAAGTAGATCCTTCTCATCGGTACCATAAAATGATTTCTTTTGCATGAATGGATTTCCTTCTTCATCGAATTTAACTTGACCAACTGAGATACACACAATTCTACCCCATTCAGCAGAAAGAGATGCTTTTTGATAATAAATCTCATCATCAGATAGATTCTTTAATTCAACGTCCTCATCTCTGATAAATTTAGCCTTTCTTTCCCAAAAACTTTTGAGAGATGGAATATTGGTAATAGCTTCTTGATATGTTTCAAACCCAGAGGTCGTCTCAATATCAATAAAAAGCATTCCTTTAATTTCTTCTTGATTATACATTATTCATATTTAGTTTTAGTAATACTGTCTACCTCTTTAATTATATCAAATATAGAACATGAGTAAATCCAATAAGGTCGACCCATTCGCTTAGTATCGTTGTCGCTTGCTGGTACATGGAATGAGTACCACTTAACACCATATGTTTTTGTTAAATTTTCATTAACACCAACACATTCGCCTTGATATGTTGTCATTTTAGCCCAAACAAATTCATAGAACTTGCCTTCTTTGGGATTCTTAACGTTAACGATTTGGATTTCTTTAGGTTTCTTTGCCATAATTTCTAATTGTTTATGTAAATATAAACAAAAAAATCGACACGGTAAAATTTTTGTGAAAGATTTTAAGATTATATGAGTAATCTTAAGAAAGTTTAATCCAACTGCTCAAATGGATCTGACCAGGTTCTAGACTGACGAACCTTAACATATTGGTCGTATGTTAAATGAATTGCTATATAACCTCCTGAAATAGAATATGGAGCATCGGTCTCTGAAAACCAATATTGAGGTGGAATTTCTACCCTATCATTTAAAAAATCAAAAAGCTCGTCGACGAGCATATGGTGTACATATATGGTTAAAACCATGCATTTGTTATTAGGGTACCCCATTATTTCTCTACTTTCCAAGCTGGATTCTGTTTTGTATTCTGTGCTGTATCTTCCTCTTTAAATTTCTTTAAAAGATCTACAGTATCTTGAGACAATTCGGTTTCATAATAATCCTCATAGATCTTTTGATATAAAATAGACATGATACCAAATAATGCACCTGGTTCCGAGTTCATTTCAAAAACATAAACTTTACCATCCTTAGTTTCAGCTAAATCAATTGCATAAAAGTCTAAATCTGAATGGGCATCTGAAAAATATCTTAAAACCTTTAAATGTTCTGGTTTAATGTTCTTAATATCTTTACAGATATATGAAAAATTAGTTTCTTTTTCTGGATCTTTTTTAGAAATATCAGCAGTTTCATCATCTAACGGAACTCTTTGAGCCCATTGGATCAACTCTCCTCTCCATAACCAGTATCTATGTTCTTCTGTAATATCTATTTTTTCAGAAAATGAAGTGAATTTGCTTAAATCAGCAGAATCAAAATCTTCTTCATCTTTAAAAACAACGATTCCTAATCCGCTATGCTCATTATCAGGCTTAGCAACAATAGGAAAATTAAGATCCTTTACTTCGCTTGGATCTGTAACGCTAGGTATAATATAGTTACTATCCTGATGCATTTCATAGAATGCTGACTTTGATGATATATTTTTTCTAGCCTCGATCTTATTATAAATCTGATCGGGACGAATAGCTCCTTTTTCTAAAAGTTGCTCTAAAGTACCACGATCATAATTAAGTACAGGAAGTCCTTTTGGAACATCAACAACATCTATATCTCTAGTTAAAATACACCAATATTCAGGAGTATGATATTCATCACCAGTTATAAAAGAATCTTCTAAATCTTTTCTTCTAGTAATGCATACCTTTTTAAACTCATCTTTTACAATGGCTTCAGATACAAATTGTTCAAATGTTAATAGTGACTTCATGTACTATATATTATTTGTAATGTTCTCCGCCTACCCAAAGAACGAAAGATCTTCTAGTTCCTTTAGTAACGGGAGTAACTCGATGCATCATATATGATGGAAAAACTACAACATTACCACGTCCTCTTGGGGCTTGTCGAATCCAATCTCCACCTCCCCAAATTTCTAAATCGCCGCCCTCGTATTCGCCGCCATCCGAAAGCTGAACTGTTATAGAAACTTTTCTTTTAGATGCCATTCCAGTTCCTAAATCTTGATGCCATGTATAATGTCCACCTGCAACATCGTAATATTCTGTATATTGAATTGCTTCTGGTGCTGCAATTAAATCAAATCCCCAGGTATGGTCATTAGCCTCAATTGCCATGGCCATTAATTTATCATAAAGCCATCCCCATTCTTGTGTTTGAGGAATCCATTTAATGCTAGAACTACGTACCTTTTTATCGACATTAGTTGATTCTCCTCCGATAATTGTAGCTTGCTCAAATGGAATTAAATCCACGTCATTATAAATTTTAGTTAATTCTTGTTCGGTAAATCCCTTATCGAACCAGTAATAATTCTGAGGATCATTCTCAGGTTTTGTAAAGATGTTTTGAAAGTTCATATATTATTTATTTTTGTTAATTAGGGTTTGAATCTCTTGATCCCAGAACGTATGTTCTTGTTGCATGTGAGAATCCTCAAATTCTTTACTGGTTACTGAAACTTCACCTGGTGTTTTAAGTCCTTGGATCCAATATATTTTTCGTTTCATGAGGTCTTTGTTATAGAAATATAGATAATCATCTCCAAAAAATATCTTAAAACAATCTGGTATTTTTATATAATTCTCTTTTTTAAGAATCATCATACAACCAAAACCATATCCTCTATCATTTATTTCAGTCAATTCTATAAAATCATTGAACGTATTAATTTCAGAATTTAAAAGATTATCTTTGTAGAGACCAATCATTCCAAAATTAGAATCTTTTTGGATCAACGTGTTGAACTTTCTTACCAAAAAATCAATGTTAATCGATATATCATCATTAAGTAGGCAAACGTATTTGTTCTGTGCAAGTGTTACGCCTATTGACCAAGAAGGATTGACAAATATGTTTGATTTTGGTTTAATAACTGTAACTCTATAATCCTTGCTTGCATATCCTTTCTGCGCATTGTCGATAATAATAAGCTCAGCATCCATGTTTTTGCAACTTTCAAAACTTTCAATAGTTTTGAAAATACGGTCGGATTTCCATAGAGTCGGTATTATGAATGTAATCATATTTTGTATATTTCATTGACATAGCATTCTTCTTTGCCAAATTTACTAGGAGTATTAAGTGGATTATTTGGATTTTCTTCATATGCCCAATCTTTATAGCCTAATTCCTCAAATCTATTTTTAATCTGCTCATTATAATGCCATGCAATAGAACGAACTCTTCTTTGAATATCCTTTCTAGCCAAATCATGTGAATTCATAACATTGCCATTGTTGTAGATAAATTGCAAGTAACCGAGTCTAGGTATTCTAACCATTTTCGTTTTTAAGAATGTTCTTACAATTAGTTCATAATCATCTGCAATTGCAAGATCTCTACAATGTCCACCAATTTCAAAATACGTTTCTCGCCTCCATGCTCTAACATGATTTGGTACTCCAACGATATGCCTGATTGTTTTTGGATTTATATTTGAAGAGACAGCAACTTTAAATGTTTTATCTAGAACAGTTTCTTTAACATATCTTCCATATCCTAGTGCGAATCCATCTGGATATGTTAGTGAATTCCAATTTTGATCTATTTCTGCTGAATCTGTATAAAAGAATCCGGCATCTTTATGTGCTTGTGAAGCATTAAATAAATCTTCAGTGCATGTAGGTACTAAATAATCGTCATGGTCCAATTCTGCTAAAATATAACCTCGACATAAAGTCGCAGCTCTCCATTTTACTTCACCGATATTACCACCACTTTTCGGATTAATATCAAATACTCTAACTCTTGGATCTTTTGATGCGATTGCATTTGCTATTTTAAGAGTAGCTCCACCATCACTAGAATCATTAACAACCACCCACTCCCAATCAATATATGTTTGCGACCTTAGTGAATTATATGTCATTAAAAGTTTTTCACCAGTGTTATATGCTGGAGTAAAATATGAAATCAATTTAGAATTATCAAAACTCATCATCGTTGTCATTGCACAATTATATGCTTTTTCACCGGTCAATGGATCATTAGGTTCTACATTAATCCACATTTTTCTAAATTCATGTGGCGCATTCCAAAGAGTTTTTAAATCTTCTGGATTTTCATATGCGCTAACAATAGCAATTGGTTTTACTCTAGCTAAATCTTCAAAAATATTTGAATCATCTTTGATATATTCAACATCTAAATCTTGAGATTCATAACTTGCATAGTAAGATGATTTTAAATCAGGTGTTCCTTCTCCAATATAAAGAATTTTAGGAACTTTGGCACTAGGTGCTTTTTGTAGATAATTGTAATGTGCTAAAATTTCATCAATAAAAAGAAATGAATTTGGATTGGATTCATATACCTTTTCAATAAATCTACCATCAGCATCATAACCACCTTCAAATTCTATTCGATCAAATACTCTTCTGTTTAAAACAAATTGAGCTAAATCAATATGTCTAACTTTCATATTTTCTGGCTTTGCGTACCTAACATCTACGCCAGTAAAATCTTTTCCAGCAACATGTTGATTAAATACAATTCCATCTACAGAATTGTCAATCGATTCTTTTATTTTATCATAGAAATTTTCATGTAAAATATTATCATCATCTAGAGAATAGATCCAACCCGATTTAATGGTATCTTTTATAATTCTACTCATTTGTGGATATAAATAGTCTCCACCTTGAGAGTATTCAAAATGAACTCTTGGGCTATATTCTTGTAGTTGAGTTAATAATTCAACATCAATATCTTTTAATCGAGTCGAATCAAATATAATGTGCCAAACAACATCACTTGCTTTAGGAATTGAATTAGCAACTTTTAGTAGGTTTTGAGGTCTACTACACCTTGTTAAAATATGTATTGTATTCATGTTTATTATTTTACATCAAAAAAGAACAAATGGAAGAATCTAGCATTATTAATATCGTCACCAAAATACTTAGTAGCAGCGTGAATTCTCTTTGAGTCAAAAAGAACTAATCTATTATAAACATTTCCAACCTCATCAATTTTTTCATACTGTGTTGAATCATAAAAGTTTAATTGTGAACTTCTACCCTTAAATGTTTTATTATATGCCTCAGCATCTTGAGATGGGTCATCAAACCTGGTTCTACCAGTAAATTTACTAGCGTAGAATGCAGTACCAGTTTCATACGGAGCTTCTTTAGTTAAGAAAACCATAGCTGCGTAATTTTGACTATCAACATGATATACAATTGGATCGTTAGCAACGCAATATTGGAATACACCATTTGCGTAAGTTTCAAGATTCCAGTTGACAATTTCACGACCAATAATTTGTTCAAACTTTTCTTTGGTTCCTTCTAAAACAAATCTTTCTTTGCTTCTTTTACCTTTATGATAATTAGATGGACTAAAGTCTAAATTATTAATGGCAAAATCTCTAACAAAATCTGGATTATCATAGAAATTATCAACAATGATTAAACCTTTATTTTCATTATTAAATCCAGAATGAAATGCAATATAGTTATCAATATTTCCGCACTGGTATAATAATTCACCAAAGTGAATATCAATATTCGAACTTGATCTAATAATGAATTCAACACCAACCATACTATTGTTGCCAGGGTAGTATTCCAGTACATCAGGTCGATCAATCGCGGTAAATGGTATAGTAACATCATTAATACTGATCGATGTTATTGGTTTAAACTGATCACCATCCTTGACAGTAATCCAACCCCGTACTTTATAAAAAACGCTAGCTTGTTTCTCGATAGAATCGAAATACCAATATACGTTTGGTGATTTTGTGAAATGATTATTAATCATAATTTTAGTTTATAGGTTTAATATTAAGTTAGTTTCCTCTTTTCTTATCAAAGTTTAAATATGTATCAGGATTTATTATGAGCTCATCCGAAATATCGTAGCATCCCTTAATAATATCATCTTTTGAAGCACCCTTATCAACAAGTTCTACTATCACTTGTTCAAAATAATGATTATGCTTTTCTAAATCAGTAAATTTCCAATTCTTAGGACAGCACCCACAGAAATATTGTTCTGGAGTAATATAACCATACTTACATTTAAAGGATTCTCCGCCATATCCGCATGGTTTTAAAGAAGCATAGTAAGAATCCCAATCTAATTTAAACCGCCAGTGTTCATCATGCACAAATGCACCAAATTCTAAAAAAGCTGAGTTAAGTTGAAATCCTTCGGGTTCTTTTTCTATTTCAGCTCTACCCCAGTTTGGATTTCCTTTAATTTCAATCGCATCTCCATTTTTATCAAAAAATTCTGGAAGAGGAAAGATTCCAACCTCATAAAATCTTTTATTTCTTCTAAATACCGGATTGTTTGTATATTCCTTTTTGGATAGATTCCAATATATTAATGATTCAAATTGATTTCTTTTAAGTAGGTTTTCTTCTTTTAACCAATATGAATATCCAAATTGTCGGTCGTCAATGTCATTTTGGTATCTTCTAAGAACCATCTGATCAAGTTCTAGATTAGAATCAAAACATCTAATTAAAGAATTAATCCAATTAAGTTCTAAACCGCTGATTTTTTGAGGTAAACATGTCCAATCTCCTTCTAAAAATAGAACATATTCATAATGTTCGGTCATTTTATTAAGTCGATTAATTCCAGCACCAACTCCTAGATTTTTTTTTGAAAGTTCAAGGTGCCAAGATACATTAGAATATTTGTTAAATAATCGTTCAGTAACTTCTAATAATTCATTATTATATGAATTTAAGAATATGAACCAATCTCCTTCAAAATTTGGATTAGCATCTAAAAAAGATACAATAGTTCTTTCTAGATATTCTGCTCTAAGTTGAGCATCGTGTGATAATGTTGCGATACAGAATTTCATATTATTATAATAATATACTACATTCTATATATACAAAAAAGCCGGAATGAATCCGGCTTTAAAATTATTCAAATCCTATTTTTCTGTTGTGGGTAATAATACCGTTTGCAATAAAAAGATCAGTATTTTCAACATCTAATCGATACACTATTGTTTTTTCATCGATTTCTTGTATAGAGATGATTTCAACTTCTTGTCCATTTTTATTTAGGAAAGTATCACCGATTGAAAGATCTGTAGTTTCACAGAAATTCCATATTCCATTTTGTTTTCTAAAATGAATATGGGTTCCTGACGCTATCAATAAACCATTATTAATAGAATAAGATGACCCAACACTAACTGGTGTAATCGATTTAACCGTTGCTGTATTAAATTCATACTCTAGAGTAGAATCAGACCAATTAACCCAAGCATTTTCATCTTCTGATAATCCAGAAATACTAACACTTTTTACTATGTCTTTTCGTCTAATATCTTTTAAAAGTTTAGTTGTACCATCTGCCATTTCAATAACAGAATCTCCTACCAGACAATTATCACCTCCACAACCTCTTGCTACATAAGTTGCGCCATAGTAAACAGTTCCCATACAAAATTGTTCTCCGTATCCAGCATATCCAACATACTGATTCCCGAGACAATCTAAACCTTCATAATACTGATCGAATCCTGAATAAGTATCACATTGTTGTGGCGGTGGTGGTTCTACATAACTAAAAACCGCGGTTAATCTATAAGTATTTTGCCAGCCATCTGTTGGAATATAGTATGAAACGTTTGCCGAATATGACCAAATTTCATATGGATCCACGCGATACCAATATTGAAATGCATAACCAGACTGAGCAGATGCGTCTATTGTAACCCAACTGTCATATGATTGCGTTACTGCATAAGTTGCTGGAAAATGGGAATCTAAATATCCGCTATACCATGGCGAAGTTACAGAAACTGTTCCGCCTCCATCAGAAGATAAAGTCCAGCATCTACTATTAATCCATTGGTTTCTAAACTGACCAGAAAAACTACCAGTTGAACTAGTTCCGTTGGGAGGGTTTGTAAAGAATTTACCTCTAATACTAGAAGCTGACGTGTATCCTCCTTGGCCACATTCAACGTATGATCGAAGCTGACTGAGCGTAACGCTACTGCCAGCGTAATAAATTCTTCCCATTATGAATTAACTATTTTTTGAACCCATTCATGTCTCCACTTAAAACCAGATTCGTATTTTTGATTATTAATAAGTGGACATATGTCATAACTTGCAGGAACTACTTGAGGAGCAATTTCAATAACTTGATTCTGTACAGTAAAACCATGATCTTCTAATATAAGTTTAACCGTACAATATTCAATTTCATTATTAATAACTATTCTATTAACTGCTGTAGAATGTCTATCGATCCACCATGCATATATACCATTAGTATTTAAATAGTTTTTAACAAAGTTACTAAATCCAAGTACTCCATTATAATCATCTGCAAAAGCATCAAATCCTACATTATAATAAATAAAGTCAAAATTAGTAGGAAATCCTTCTTCAAATAAAGCATCTTCCCATCTATTTTCAATAATATGGGTTGTTCCACCATTTACAAAACCTTGATTTTCTAATCTAGCTAATTGATTTTGATTTGGTTCAATAATCCACAATTCAGCACAATTTGCATTCTTAACAAGTTGATTAAGAATACCAATTCCACTACCAACAATTAGAACCTTCTTTCCAACAATATTAGTTGAAAATCTAGTAACCAAATCTTGATAAATTGGCATATCAAATGGATTAATTGTCCATCTTTCCCATTCAACATCGGTTAATAAGATGTTTAAATTAGGGTCATACAAATAACAATTAATCTGCTTGTTAATATCAGCAGGTGGTAAATTATTTGTGAAAACGTAATCTATTCGTGCTTGCATATTACTTATTTTCTAATTGTTTTACTCTTTCTGAAAGTTGTTTAATTGCTTCAATAAGAACACCAACTAAATCATTGTAACTTACAGTTTTATATCCATCTAATCCATCAACTACATTGTCTGGTAAAACTTTTTCAACTTCTTGAGCAATTAAACCAGTTCTCTGTCTATCTAGATCAGAATTTAAATTATATCTAACACCTCTTAAAGATTCTACAATCTCTAAAGCATTATCTATTGTTTCAATATTTGTTTTTAACTTTTCGTCAGAACTAATAGTAACATCAGAAAAAGTTGGTGAAGAGTTAGTGTTTACATACTGGTTTAACGAATTTGCATAACCATTATTTGTAATATAACTTGTCCAGTTTGCATTTGTTAGAATAGTTCTGTATGATTGGTATGCACCATTAGTGACTCTACGTACCCAGAAATTATCAGAGTGGAAGTCGTGTACAAGTTGGAATCCATAGTTAGCAGACCATGAGTTACCCATTGAGTTAATCCATTGATTCCAATCTCCAGATGGTGTTCCATTTGGACTAGATGCAAAGAAGAATCCGGATGCTCTATTAAATCCATTTAAGTCTCCGTCATTAGTACTCTTTTTGTCACCATCACCATATACAATTCGACTAATGCCTACACCACTTATAGAGCTTGCATCATATGATGCTGGGCCTGTTGGACCTGTAGGACCTGTAGGACCTGTAGGACCAGGACCTCCAGCTGAACCATCTCTACCAGTTGCACCTTGGGGACCAGTCGGACCAGTCGGACCAGTTGCTCCAGTTCCACCAGTTCCACCAGTCGGACCTGTTGGTCCAGTTGCGCCTTGGGGACCAGTCGGACCAGGACCTCCATTAGAACCATTAGTTCCATTAGGACCTGTTGGACCTTGTCTACCCTGTGCTCCAGTCGGACCAGTTGCTCCAGTTCCACCAGTTCCACCAGTCGGACCTGTTGGTCCAGTTGCTCCTTGAGGACCAGTTGAACCAGTAGGACCAGTCGGTCCAGTCGGACCGGCTACCGTAGATGCCGCTCCAGTTGCTCCAGTAGGGCCTGTAGGACCTTGAATACCTTGTGGTCCTGGACTTCCATTAGAACCATTTGTTCCAGCGGCTCCTTGAGCACCGTTTGCTCCGGCTAGTCCATCAATACCAGATGGTCCTTGTCTACCTTGTGGACCAGTTGCTCCAGTAGGGCCAGTAGGGCCAGTTGCGCCCTGTACACCAGTCGATCCAGTTCCACCAGTTGCTCCAGTTGCACCCTGCGGCCCAGTCGGACCAGGACCTCCATTAGAACCATTAGTTCCATTTGGACCAGTAGGACCTTGTCTACCCTGTGCTCCAGTCGAACCAGTTGCTCCTTGAGCTCCAGTTCCACCAGTTCCACCAGTCGGACCAGTTGCTCCTTGAGGACCAGTCGCTCCTTGAGCTCCAGTTCCACCAGTTCCACCAGTCGGACCAGTTGCTCCTTGAGGACCAGTTGCTCCAGTTCCACCAGTCGGACCAGTTGCTCCTTGAGGACCAGTTGAACCAGTAGGACCAGTAGGTCCAGTAGGTCCAATTGCCCATGAATGAGAACTAGAACTTGTGTAATAAACACCACCATTAGGAATAGTAACCATGCCAGGCATCCATTTTAATGCGCCTGTGTCGCCATTATGAGTTGCAATTAATACCCATCCATCACCAACCTGAACCGAACCATCATTATACGCATGAACTGCTAATCTTCCAGAATCATACGGATGGCTCATTCCTCGCCCAATTTTATACCAAACACCATTCCATGCTGGTACACTTAAGTTAGATACCGGACCGATATCTAAATATCCAGAAGATCCTAAACTATTATCAACTGGTATAATAATTACTCTTTGATCCCATGTTAGTCTAGCAGAAGACCAAGTTACATTACCTCCTCCACTTATAGCATAGTTTGCATTCGCAGTTTCATATTCAGTAGGACCCGTTGGTCCAGTTGCTCCTGTATTTCCTTGAGGACCTGTTGAACCTGTCGAACCAGTAGAACCTTGAGGTCCAGTTGCTCCTGTATTTCCAGTAATACCAGTTGGACCTTGATTTCCTTGTGCTCCAGTATTTCCAGTAATACCAGTTGGACCTTGATTTCCTTGAGGTCCTGTATTTCCTTGTGGACCAGTTGGACCCTGTCTACCTTGAAAACCTTGAGGTCCAGTAATACCAGTTGGACCTTGATTTCCTTGTGCTCCTGTATTTCCAGTAATACCAGTTGGACCTTGATTACCTTGAGGACCAGTTGCTCCTGTATTTCCAGTAATACCAGTCGGACCTTGATTACCTTGTGCTCCAGTATTTCCTTGAGGACCAGTTGGACCTTGATTTCCTTGAGCTCCTGTATTTCCAGTAATACCAGTTGGACCTTGATTTCCTTGTGCTCCAGTATTTCCTTGAGGACCGGTTGGACCCTGTCTACCTTGTGTTCCTTGAGCTCCAGTATTTCCTTGAGCTCCAGTATTTCCTTGAGGACCTGTCGGTCCTTGTACACCTGCTGCACCAACAACAGACATATCAGTTATATATGTCCATGTACCATTCCATAAATAAAGTGCTCCATAATCTGGATCAGTTTGCGGCAATGTTCCAGCAACTAAACCAAATTCTCCAACTGGAGCAACATCACCTAATAACTGTGCAGTACTATCATATATTCTATAAATTCTAAATCCTTGTCCAGTAGTTCCCTGGGATCCAGTTGGTCCCTGTCTACCTTGAAAACCTTGAGCTCCAACAGTTCCTTGTACTCCTGTTGGACCTTGATTACCTTGAGCTCCAGTTGAACCTTGCAATCCAGTAGGACCTTGGTTTCCTTGAGCTCCAATAGTTCCTTGTACTCCTGTTGGACCTTGATTACCTTGAGCTCCAGTTGAACCTTGTAATCCAGTAGGACCTTGATTACCTTGAGCTCCAGTTGAACCTTGTAATCCAGTAGGACCTTGGTTTCCTTGAGGACCTGTCGGTCCTTGTCTACCTTGTGCTCCTAAATCTCCTTGAGGACCTGTCGGTCCTTGTCTACCTTGAAAACCTTGAGCTCCAGTTGAACCTTGTAATCCAGTAGGACCTTGATTACCTTGAGCTCCAGTTGAACCTTGCAATCCAGTAGGACCTTGGTTTCCCTGAAATCCGGTCGGTCCTTGATTTCCTTGAGCTCCAGTTGAACCTTGAGGACCATTCGGACCTTGGTTTCCCTGAAATCCGGTCGGTCCTTGATTTCCTTGAGCTCCAGTCGGTCCTTGACGACCCTGACTTCCTTGCGGTCCTGTTGGACCAGCTGGAATACCTGTAATTCTGGTATCTATGGAGGTTATTTTTGAATCAAGAGACTCAACCTGCTTAATTTTAATTATCGACACGGTTTTCTGAATTATTTTTAAATCTCAATCTATATATTAGACTTAATTAGTAAGCGTCTAACCTATTTTATTAAATTTGTTTTCCAATCGTAAGACCATTTAGTCTTTTTAGATTTTTTATACAAATTAGAAATTAGTTTGTCATACACTTCAACTAATCCTGGATTATGAATTGTATATCTTTTTAAAATATTTTGGTTTCTTTCATTATATTCTTCTATATTATTGTCGTGATTCTGTAAAACCCAGTCCAATTGTTTTGAACCTATTTCAATATTAAAATCTGGATAATAATATCCAGCATCTTTAATCATGTCAGCATTATGAATTAACGGAAAATTAAAGAATAAAACATCTAAATATGCATAGTTTAATGGATTTTCCCATTGATGCGAAATAACAATATCTGTCGCCTCTGATAAGTAATGACATACTGGGTATCTTGGTGTAAATTTAATTTTAGGAGGTTTAGCATTTACAATATCTAAATGTTTAATCATAGTTTTATAATAACTATTCTTTAATAATCTTTCACCGCTTGCTATTTGTAATAAATCAAATTTTGCTCCATTCCTAAATGATTCTTCGGCTATTAAAATTGGAATCATTGAAAATTTAACAACATTGAGATTAGGTTCAAAAACAGATATTCTTTTTTTAGAATCTGGATAATATATTGGTAGATTTTTATTTAAATCAATTCTGGTTTTTAAATCTTCTTGTAAAAACATAGGATCCCAAACAAATGGAACTGGAATAGCATTAGTTCTAAAAATAGTTTGATAATAATAATGATTTTGATAACCTTGCTGTGGAACATACCATATTTCATCTGACCCTAAGTCCCACGTTGAAACCAATTCTTTAGATTCATTGAAAAGAGATCTTTCCATATCAATAACATAATTGTTACCGCACATGTATTTAATAACGCGCTTATGTGGAGAAACTGCTTTAAATTGATCCATGTGATCTTTAGGAAAAGAAGTTCCTAGAGTAATAAGAATATCAATATCTTTCCAGCATTCCCAGTATGATTTAACAGGAAACCTAGTATGATCCCATACAACCTTTGTATAATCCGTTAATTTATTTCCAGTGTCTAAAATATAAACTTCATGTTTGCCTATTTGCTTTAATGCGTTTGCTAGAAAGATAGCATTTTGCTTAATACCATTAACCCAAATGCTTTCATTTTCAGATTGTAATCCTAATGTGATACCTATTACCATAACTATTCTTTATTTAGATATTTATTGACATTAAAAAAGGGAGCTTTTCAGCTCCCTTTTATTATTAAAATATTAGTACTATTATGCTACAACGTATGTAACTTCTAAAGTATCATTTGAATCAATTTGATATGCTACTCCAGAGAATGTAATATCTCTACCTACAACAGTAGTAGCTACCAAAGTTTTTAAACCGTTTACATATAGGTGACAAACTTCAGCTCTAACTGGTTCAGTTGCAACGTTAATTACAATTGGTGCACCAGCTGCAATTGGAAGAGTTACGGCAGGAGCAGTAATTCTTTCAGATACAAAATCTTCATTATTTACATAATTCGTATCGATACTTGCTACAGTAGCTTGAACTGTTGAAATTCTAGTATTGATTGAAGTAACATCATTATTGGTTGCTGTAATTTCAGCACCTAATGCAGTTTCTAATGAGTCAACCGATGCATCAGCTCTTAATACGAAAGAAGCAAATGCAGAATCATTAGTAGTATCAACCGCATTAATAATAGATACGATTTCAGCAAAAGTATCGGCACTTGCAGTTGCAGCATTTAAGATTGCATCAATTCTTGCTTTTTCAGTAGATACTAAAGCAGCTAATGAAGTATCTCCAGATGTTCTAGCTGTAATTTCGCCAGATAATGCAGTTTCTAATGAATCGATAGAAGCTCTATCTTGGGTAACTGCAGCGGCTCTAGTAGATTCTTCAGCAGAAATTCTAGTAGTTAATGAAGTGTCTGCGGTACTTCTAGTATTTTCTTCCGTAGAAATTCTAGTAGTTAATGAAGTAACATCAGTGTTAGTTGCAGTAATTTCGGCAGCTAACGCAGTTTCTAATGAATCAACTGAAGAGGGTAAAGTAGCAATCACAGTTTCGATTGAATCTACTGAAGAACCTAATTGTACTAAAGCAGTTGATTGAACTGTATTTACAGATTCAACAGTAGAAACTCTTGTATCAACTGAAGTTTTGGTTGCTAAAGTTCCAGCTAAAGTTTCTAACGAATCGATAGAAGCATCTTGAGCAGTATTTGTTGTAGCAACAGTTGCAATAGCAGTTGATTGAACTGTATTTACAGATTCAACTGCAGTAACTCTTGTATCAACCGATGATTTAGTTGCTAGAGTGCCGGCTAGAGTCTCTAATGAATCGATTGATGCGTCCTGGGCTGTGTTGGTTGAGTTTGCGCTACTGATTAACGTTTCTAATGAATCAACGGAGTTAGTTAAACCAGCGGTTCCACCACCTACAGCAGATTCTAACGAATCAATAGATGCTAATGTTGTTGAAAGTAAACCTTCAACGGAATCTACTGAAGCCTCAACACCATCAAATCTAGTGTCTACTGCAGCAGCATTTGGGATCTGAACATCAGTAACGGTTGCCCAGTTTACCGTTTTAAGGAAGTCAGAAATTTGTTTTGACCTTAATTGCGACATGTCTAATTGTTATTTTTCGGCCTTAGAAGTTTATTCCTCTAATGGTTTATATATTTAGTCGCATCTTCCGAAATAACAATAACCTTATAATAATTTTAGCGGTGGATTTGATAATTGAAGTCGATTCGATCTGAATCTTCTAAGAAATAACCAGAAACTTCTGCATTCCAATACAATTGATCGCCTTGATCCAAGTCAACGTATGATTTTGCTGTGGTTCCGCCATCTCCTGAGAAATAGCATGCATATCCATTTTTAGTTCCATTTCCAACATCATTAATAACTCCATTTACGTTAACTTCGATATATGTTGTTGGCGCAGGATCTAGTGCTAAACCTAACCCAGTACCTTGAATAGTTGAACTTAAAATTACTAAATTTGGAATTAAGTTTCTTTCAGTATATGGCACTACATTTGGTGCTAAATTACTTTCAACTGGAATTTCAGCTGCTAAACTTGCTAATGTTGTAATACTAGCCGTTAAACTATTAATTTGAGAAATTAAATTAGATTCGATTGTTGAAACTCTTGTGTCAACAGAAGTTTTACTTGCTAATGTGATAGCTAAATTTTCTAATGAATCAACCGAATTTTCAACAGTATCTATTTCATTACCAGTCGTTGTTAAATCAGATCTTAATTCAGAAATATCTGTTACTAAATCGCCAACTTCAGTGTAAGCTTCTAATTGATACGATATTCTTTGACCAACTTCCCATTCTAAATCTTCAATAATATTGCTAGATGAAACAGATTCAAAATCTAATGTTAATTTAATAGCATCTGCAAAATCGGTAGATGAATTATTTGAATTTAGGTTAATTCTTTCCCATGAAATAATATCATATATTGCATATTGCGTTGGTGAAAGGGTGTTAATTATTGTGATTGTTGCTTTTTGACCAGGGCTTGAAAATCTCTGCATTAAAAAATTTTCAAGAGAAGACAATCTAATATTATTTTCGTTTAAATTATTAAAAATAATACTAGTTGTCAATTCTGGATTTGTGCTATTAACTGATGCCTTTCCAAAAGAAGTTGGATTAGATCCACTTACTGATATAATATTAAAAGTAGAAACTAGAATATCTCCGGCAACTGAAGTCTGTAAAGCTGGAACTCCTGTTGCTACAACTTCAGCAATTTTAAATTGTGCAAACTCGTATCTTTTAGTTGCAGGAAAGTAATTTCTAGTATCGGTGAATATAACTTCAGCATATAGATCTCCTAAATCTAAATTACTAGAATAAAATTGAGAAATTGTAAATGTTGCCTCTCCTTTAGATTCATCAAATTGCGAAATTGTAATAGGTTCAGCATATTCATTTGGATAATTGTATACAAGTAATCTTTTGCCAGCCGAATTGAATAAAGAAACTTTTAAAGTTCCGGTTCTTCTAATATCTAATTGTTTACCAATAAAGTCCTTGTATAAAGTGAGCTTAATATTGGTAGAAAGGCCTTGACCAACCGTTACTACATTTTCTAAATATATTAAAATGTCATCTTTAGCAATATAAGCCATTTTAGGATTTTATGTTTATTCAATCTATATATTTATATTAGACATAGGTGATTATCCTCCGGTTTGAAGATAATTGAATATTTTATAAGACAATATTGGAATAATCGCATCTTCAATAGGAAGATCCTTTTTAATGTCCGCCCTAATTATCATGATTTTTGGATCTTCCTTAAATTTATTTACAAAATCCGATATTTTTTCTAGACTAAATTCTTCTGGCCCAAAATTAAACTCGATTTTAAACTTCTTAGGATCTTGCTTTAAGATAGGTTTATTAAAACTATAAAAATATTGAGACAATGAAGTACATACAATAACATATCCAGAACTATAAACTAATTTTTTATTAGGAATTTGGGTTATTGCCATGCATTTTTCTAGTTCTCTCCATTTACCCCTAACATCCTTATATATTTTTTCAAGGAAAATTGTTGCATCTTCTGCAATCTTTTTTAAAACCTCTAATTCTTCATTATGCTCATTTTCGTAAGCAATTGACATAGTGTCTAGATCAATTCCTTTAATCTTTTGTAATTTAGATGAGTTTTCATCAATCGTATATTTAAACTTATATAGGCTTTCTAGATGTGATTCAATTTCACTTAATACAGGATATACTCTGTTCTCACGAACCATCGACTGATATTTCATACCAGCCGATAGTAACTTATACTTTTTAAATTCGTAATCTATTGGACCTGAAAAGATCCAATCTTTCTGCAGAATTTCCATGTGTTATTTATCATGGAAATTAGTTTTTACGGCGGATTTCTACTTTTTCAGTTTCTTTTTGGACAATTTGATGACCTACTGTGGTTAAACCCCATTGTAAAATAAACCAACTTGCTTCCATTTCCGACAACTTATCAGATAGACCGAGTTCAGATTTTATTTTCTTTGCACAATAATCCATAAAAATCTTTTGTTCTTCTTCGGTTGTTTTATAGTTCATGTACCAATTAGGTTCATTTACTACATCATCATATGTTTTCCCGAATGGTTCTAATTGTTAATTAATTCAACAAACAATTTCTTTTGGATGTCTCTGCTCATAGTTCAATAAGTTCATTTAAAAGTCCTCGATCGATTAAGGCAATATATTCATTTGCAGAAATAGAAACTTGAATCCATCCTTTTGCCGGAACATTTTGATATAGAATAGAATCTTCGTCATCTTGTTCAAGAGACCAAATAATATTAAGTATTCTTTTGAAGTACTCAACTCTGCTGGATTCAATGTAAAAGTGGACGTTCATGTTTTATTTATTTTCTTTTAATAATACTATCAATAATTCCATAATCTAAGGCCTGCTGTGAATTTAACCAAAAATCTCTAGTAGCATCTGCTTTGACAACTTCAGCATCTTTACCACAATATTCTCCAAGAAGTTGGAATAGAATATCGTTTACCTTTTGCCATTCTTTCCAATCAATTTCAGCATCTTGAATATTTCCACTAAAACCGCCCGATGATTGATGTAACATTGTTGTTGAGAATCTTAGTGAAGATCTTTTACCCTTTGTACCGGCTCCTAATAAAACCGAACCCATTGAAGCAGCCATACCGGTGTTTACTGTTCTAATATCACTTTTAATATAATCCATTACATCCACCATTGAAAGGCCTGATTTAACAGATCCGCCTGGAGAATCAATATGCATTGTAATGTCTTCATTGCCGATAGAATCAAGAAACATTAATTGGGCTTGGACAACAGTAGACATGTTGTCATTTACTTCACCAGCAACCCATAATAAGCGGTCCATCATTAATCTTGAAAAAATGTCCATTTGAACTGCTCTTAATTCTCTTTCTTCTAAAATATAAGGCGTTAATGACCCATTTATCTGTTTTTGATAATAGTCTAAAGTTAATGAAGATACATTATGCTCAGATTTTGCATAGCGGTTGAATTCCGTTGATTTGTTTAAGTAGTTCATATTTTATTAATTAAATCTTGAATGACTTGGCAAGTTTCATAATCTTCTATTTTTAGAAAATACTCGTTTGCCTTTGTTAATGATTTTTTCCAACTTGATTTATCTAAACTTACATTATATTTAGATCCGTATTCATCTATAAACTGACACAGCATATTATGCTTAATTATTCCATTTACAGATCCTGAGATGTGCCGAATTATTTGCCTATTAAAAATGTCTTCAGATTCTCCGTCTACGTATTTTTCCATGCGAGGACTTCCTTGAAACGAAGTTAAAGTTATTTTAATAATCGGTACTTGCATTATTTTATATTTAGGAAATCTTTTAGAATTGCTAGATATCCGGCTTGTTTAGTTTCTTCTGAAATATTATCTATTGTATCAATAAATTTTTGGCCAGATTCTGTATATTTTAAACCACCATTAACAGTAAATAATGGTTCAATAAGATTCATAGTATATTGTTTATCGGTCGGTCCATTATCAAGAATTTGACTAGCTAATTCAAAGTGTCTTTCATAATAATGAATATTGTCAGCAAAATGTGAATATGTACCAAGTTCTAGAGATGGGTAAGTTTCTTTTAACCATAACAGCATATGTTGATGCACGAATGCAAAAAACGGAGCATCGAAAGTTAAACCATAGAAAATATCATTTGATCTCATTTGGACTTTCATGTAAAGCTTGTTATCACGGATAAAGAAATTTAAATACATTGTACATACAAAATCTTTATTACCCTTAAATTGAAATTTTGGTTGATTTAAGAATGCGATCGCTTGTCTAGTGTTTTGGTCTTCTTTTAAAGAGTTTAAACACCATTCCAACTGATCACCAAATAATAAATTACCATAATTTGAATTTATCTGATTAGTCCCAGGATTTGTGATACCTTTCCAAAAACCAGAAAAACGATTAATATAGTCAATATCAGTATCTTGTTTTAAATACCATGCTAATTCGCCAGCAAAGTATTTCCAATTAAATGATCGATCCTTAAAAGATGCAATTGGAGAAATTGAATCAATTGCAATTTGGCCGTAAATTAATTCACGAACCTTTAAACTTCTAGGTTGTGATTCTGAACCAAGCGTATCGATATTCTTAATTGTTTGTATAAATTGATTAGAAAAACTCATTAATATATTTTTTAGTATTATACACTTATTTAAAAGAAAGTTTATCAGCATCTTTTTCATGCGTGATTGTGTAGTACACTTCATTAGAAGGTTCAATTGACTTTTCAATAATTGCATCAGCCAATAAATCTTCAACATGAGATTGAATTGCTCGTTTTAAAGGTCTTGCACCGTATGCTGGATCGTATCCTTCTTTAACTAAAAACTGTTTAGCAGATTTTGTAAATCTAAGAGAAATATTCTGCTCTTCTAATCTTTCAATCACATCAGCCAATTCAATTTCAACAATCTTAAAAATACTCTCTTCTGATAATTGTTCAAATAGAATCATGTCATCTAATCGGTTTAAGAATTCTGGTGGAAATTTATTCTTTAATTCTTTTCTAATAATAGATTCCATTTTAGCTTTATACGTAGCATCGCTCATATCGGTTTGGAATCCGATACCAACTCCAAATTCTGAGAATTTACGGGCACCAACATTAGAAGTCATGATGATAATAGTGTTTGTAAAATCAATAGTTCTACCTAAAGAATCTGTTAAACGACCATCATCTAAAACCTGCAATAATGTATTGAAAATATCTGGATGTGCTTTTTCTATCTCATCAAATAGAATTACTGAATATGGTTTACGCCTAACGGCCTCGGTCAATTGACCGCCTTCTTCGTAACCAACATATCCTGGAGGAGAACCAATAAGTCTAGACACTGTGAATTTTTCTTGGTATTCACTCATGTCAATTCTAACAAGGTTGTCTTCAGACCCAAAATAATATTCTGTTAAAGCTTTTACAGTTTCAGTTTTACCAACACCAGTTGGTCCAATAAACATAAATGAACCGATTGGCTTTTTAGCCGAGCTAACACCGGTTCTAGAACGTTTAATAACTTTACATAAAGATTCTACAGCTTGATCCTGTCCAATAATAAGTTTCTTCAACTCTTTTGACATATTTAGAATCATTTTACTTTCATCACCGCTTAATCTTGCTACTGGAATTCCAGTTATTTCAGCAATTGTATGCGCAACGTCGTCTTCAGTAACAAGTCTCTTTTTATCACGAAGGCTTTTTTCCCAATCCTTAATCTTTTGCTCGATTTCTTTACGTTTAGCAATTTCTAAATCTCTAAATTGTGCTGCTCCTTCGTAATCTTGTTTGGCAACTGAAGAATGTTTTTGTTTTCCGAATTCATCAGCATCCTCTTCCATCTTTTTAATATAAGATGGAACTTTGATTTCTGATAAATGGATTTTTGAACCAACTTCATCCATAACATCAATTGCCTTATCAGGTAATTCACGCTGAGTAATATAACGCTCTGAAAGTCTAACACATGCATCAATTGCTTCTGGACTATATGTTACAGCATGATGATCTTCATACTTCTCTTTGATTCTATTAAGAATTTCGATAGCTTCGTCTAAACTAGGTGGGTCAATAAAAACCTCTTGAAATCTTCTAGTTAGAGCACCATCTTCTTCAATATGTTCTCGATATTCGTCAGTTGTTGTTGCACCAATACAATGAACTTGTCCTCTTGCCAATGCTGGTTTTAAAATATTTGAAGCATCTAAAGAACCAGAAGAACCACCAGCGCCAATTAAAGTGTGGATCTCATCAATAAAAACAATAATATCTTGATTTTCTTTAAGTTCATCAACAATAACTTTCATACGCTCTTCAAATTCACCACGGTATTTAGTACCGGCAACGATTGTAGTTAAGTTTAATGAAATTATGCGTTTATTAAAAAGTGTACGAGCCACTTTCTTTTCAACTATACGCTGTGCAATAGCCTCAACAATTGCGGTTTTACCAACTCCTGGATCTCCTAAGATGATTGGATTGTTTTTCTTTCTACGAGAAAGAATTTGGCAAACTCGATAAACTTCTTTTTCACGACCAATGATCGGATCAAGTTTACCTTCGGCTGCCATTTGTGTTAGATCTTCACCGAACTGGTCAATGAATGGAGTTTTACCCTTTGGTTGTTTTTTGGGGTTAGTATTTAAATTTTCATCAATATGATCCATCATAAGGTATTAATTTTCTATCTTGTTATTTATTGATATTATCAGCAGCATGAACCGCTGGTAAAAGGTCTGGTTTTATATTAGCATTGATTCCTAAGGATTCAACCCAACCTCTAGCGGCTGAAACTAATCGGCTTGAGGCATAACGGTCGTCTTCATTTAGGTCTAAATCTATGTTATGGATTTCTACTCCATGTTCTCTTAAATAAAGGGCTAGAGCAACGGATCTTTCAACTTCTTTCCATAAACGATCCCACATGACATCAATCCTCGGTAATCTTTCTCGCAAATAAAGAACATGACATCCAGTATCTCCAATATGGAGAACTACTGTGGTTGCATAGATTGAAACATCAGCTTTATTTTGACTATCACATCCAACATAGATTTGTATATCATCTCTTCCGCTTTCTTCTAAATATTGCTTGATATAACCTGCTATTTCAACCTCTTTCCCATCTGTTAATCTTTTCAATAGCATGGTAATTATATTAAATTTTAAAAATTGGTTTCGTTATTCTTTCGATACTTTTCGTTATGTTCAACTATTTTCTGTACGGCCTCTTCAGCAGTATCGACAATTCTAAAGAGTTCAAAATCTTTATAGCTCATTTTTCCGCTAGCTGCAACATAGTTCATCAACCAATCGTAGAGACCGCTCCAAAAACTAGATCCAACTAGAATGATTGGAAATTTAGGAGCATGTCCGGTTTGAGCAAGAGTCATGGCTTCAAACAACTCGTCTAGTGTTCCTAAGCCTCCAGGAAAGACAATAAATCCTTGTGAGTATTTAATTAATGAAACTTTACGAGTGAAGAAGTAACGACAGGTAATGCCATGGTTAACGTATGGATTCATTCCAGCTTCGAAAGGTAATTCAATACCAAGCCCAACTGATAAACCATCTTTTGCTCCTTTATTAACCGCCTCCATTGCGCCTGGACCGCCGCCAGTAATTACACCAAACCCATTCTCTACTAATAACTTACCAACCTTCTCGGCTTCAACATAGTGAGGATCTTCTGGTTTGGTTCTGGCTGAACCAAATACACCGATACACGGTCGGTCCAGGTGCGCCATCTCATCAAAAGCTTTGGTAAACTCTCCTTGAATTCGGAGAATCTGCCATGCGTCAATCATTTTATTCATTAGTCGTCAATTTCGTTAGTTTCTACTCGGTTCGGAGACCTTTGCATTAAACGCTGAACGCAATTACTACAAAGTACCGAAGCAGTTTCGGTTCCAGTGTGAACCCATTGGTCACAAACTCCATCGTCTGGAGCCGCGTCTGGATAGCGACTAAATTCTGGATTGCTATTCATGCAAATCATGGCGTGGGCCATCTTTCCAGTGTCATTGCCTAAATTAATCAATGGAATCATTTTCGTCTTCCATTTGTGCGTTACGCTTTTATTCGCCATCTTGTTCTATTTTAGAAAATTCATATTTGCCTTTAATGAAATGGTTAAGAGCTTGGCCGGCGCTAGTTGAGTTGATGAACTTTTTGTAGTCATCAGTCTCTACACCATGGTAGGCATAGCATGTGCCGTTCTTAAAAGTTACTACTAATTCCTTTGTGTCAGCATAGTAGTTAACCATGTCAATAGTCGAAGACTCTAGTTGAGTGTGTTGAACCTTAATCATATTTCTTTAATTTCTTAGTTATTGGGGAATTTTTCAATCTTAATTTATATGGGAAATTTTAAAGTTGTTTCCTAATCCAAGTACTTTAAGTACCTAAAGAAATTTTTGTACGCTAATACTCAACAGGGCCCACTAGGCCCATACCTAATAGTCCCGAGTCTAATACCCTCGCAACCGCCCTGAGGATCGTAACATGGGCCGATGGGCCGACTCTGAGGACCTTGTGCGACCCCCGACGGCAGTGAGGCTACTGGACCACTTCAAGCACTCTTTTAATAGACCACTCTAACGACTCCAATGGGACCACCACACTCTCTTCTGAGTTCTATAAGAACTAATAAAAATAAAATCTCTCAATGTTGTTTACAGTAATGGGAGTATAGTAAACAATTAGTGTTGTTCTAGAAGTGACGCACACTCACCACTCATAGATGGGCCCCTAGAGACCTTTGAGACCTTGGGGCCCGAAGGGCTCTGTGATAGGGGCGGGCATCCTTTCCGGACCGGGAAAAAAACGGGCCCTGGGGAACATCAAAGTCCTATTAGGGCCCCTATAGTAGTCCAAGTTACAATGGGGACGGGCCCCATCTGGTCATCGCGGATTCTCTCTGCGCTTCTAGTTCTTATTATAACGGTTTTTTATTAGGTTAGGGGTTCTTTGGGCCCTCGGTCATGCTCTAAGGCTTGGGAGTGAATCTGGACGGACCGTGATAATGTGTGCACTTCTGTGAAAGTGTTTTGCTATATTGCTAATTATTAGTAGTGATCTGTAGTGAAAGTCATGACCCTTGACTCCTGGACCCCTGCATGTCTACGAATTCGGGCCCCAGTGTTTACCCAGGAAATTGGCGCCCAGAGTCTGGGTACCGGTATACCCGCACCCTCTAGGACTCCGATGGCCTCTGAGCACCTGGACTCCCCATGTGCCTAGAAGCCTAGGCACCCTAGAGCCTCCCCTATTCGGGCGTTCCGTATCCGCTCTTCTATTACTCCTATACCTATAGGACTAGAAGTGTCTATAACGGACCACTAGGTGCCTACCTTACCTACTGAGCCTTCCTATGCGTCTATTAGCTCTATCTAAGCGGTTATTGGATTATTGGGCCGGCACGGGTAGATGACCACTGTGAGCTAGTGACCAGCTCACCACTAGGGTAGTGGCACGCCGGGGTGCACTCTAGGGTGAAAAAGTGCACCTGGAGTGTCACCTGGAAGCACTCCGGCAAGTGCTCCAGGAAGTGTTCTGGGAGTGCACTCCGGTAAGTGTTCCTGGAGTGATCACCGGGAGTGATTATGCTGCTACTAACTCTTCGTTTTTAACGAAAGCTTTACTTGCCCATGTTTTAGCACCTACTAGTGAATATTGACGTTGGTCATACAGGGCAGTATTTAACCAATAAGAGTTAATAGTTCCTACAGTTAAGTCCATTAAGATAGCTTCGTCGATAACTGGAATCTGTTTTCCTTTTTTAGCAAATACAGTTAACCAAATATCTGTACCTTCTGGGTTAAATTGCACTGTTTGTAGGGCACCTTTCTTAAAACCACTAATAAGTGTCTCAGGGTGCTTCATATAATGTTCATTGTCAAAGTCTCTACTATCACTAATAGTTAAGAAACCGGCACGACATTTAGTGATAAAACGGAATTTACCAGCAGTGTAACCTGACATAAAGTTAGATACGTGGATGTCTTTTTTGTTCGCTAAGATAATTGAATTGGTCATGAGTGGATGTTTTAATGTTATATGTAAATATAAACAAAATTCTTCAAACGGTAAAACTTTTTTCAAAGTTTTTTCAAATTATTTTTCATAAAAAAGGGTCCCTTTCGGGACCCTTTAAATGTTACCATTAGGTTTTTCTGCGTTGAGTCTTAGATAGTGGTCAAGGCAACATTTACATTACGACCGCGACCGCGATCATAAGCGGCATTCATAATACGAGAATTCTCATATTTGCCGTTAAGAACATCACTCACATGTGTTGAACTATAACCAGTTTTTTCAGCGATGATAGTTACATCACCGTGACGTTTACGTTGATTATAATTTGCTAATTTTTGGGTGTAGCTTAATTTGTTATAGCTACTTGGTCTGTTAGAATTAAACATATATTTGTTGTTTTGTTGAATATTATATAGGGGCCCTAGGAAAAGTTTCACAAAAATATTTCACAAAATATTTTTTTATTTCATGGATTTTGTTTATATTTACATATGAAAAATAACAAGATGACATAATGCGACTAACACTCACAGGGACTAACCTCCCGACAAGGGTTCGAACCTCCCCGGTTCGCAGAGGGTATACTCCGACCTGTTCTTTTTTTTAAAAAGACCTAGATGAGGTGCGTCAATATAAAATTAATCAATTTTCTTGACATGGTAAAATAAAGTTATTAACAAAAAATGTTCATAACTTTGTGAAAATAATGTGAAAAAAGTTTTACCGTTTGGAGAATTATGTTTATATTTACATATAACAAATTAGCAATAACAATGATTAATCTTTCTATCCAGGACAAATTCGACGGTTTAAACAAAATTGGTGACTTACGTAACGCTATCGGTCAAGAGTTCAGTTATAACTTCTCTTCTACTTGCCGTGCTAAACTACTTAGTGTTAGCGAAGATGGTAACCGTTGTACTTTTCAAGAAGTTGAAGCATATGGTCGTAAACCTAAGCCCGGTGTTGGTACCGCAGCTAGTTGGTTGATCTGGAACTCTATGTTCTTCTAATTGAAACCTTTTCTAAATCTCATATATAATAATAGTAATTTTTAACAAAATAAACCAAACAAACATGGCAACAATTACAACCCTTTCAAACCAACTAGTTGAGCAACGTAAACAGGAAACTCTTAATGCTCAATCAATCCGTAAAACAGTCCCTTTCCGCGACATTAACCTTATCGATGACAAAACTATCGAATATAAAGGTACACGTATCGGTATTACTAATGGATGTTTTAAGTCTCTATTGAAACTTATCGGTATGTCAAACCAGTTCGCTAAGAACTTCGAGTCATTATTTAACTCTGAAGCTAAAGCAACTTTTATTAACCGTATCAAAGATGCTATGGCATCTAACACCGGTCGTCTTAATGAAGTTACATTGGTTCTTTCACCGTTCAATAAAACTATCATTGGTATCACCCGTAAAGCAACTGATCTTATTTCTAATGAGCAGTTCTTGGGAGTAGCTGAACGTATTATTGATCGTCAAGGTTTCGATGTTACTAACTGGTCAGTAGACCCTACAAGCGGTATCGTCCAAATCAATGCATTTAACCCTAAAGCTACTTTCGAAGTTAACGGACTTAGCGATGAGGTTTTCACTGGAGGTATTACTTTCCGTAACTCACCTCTTCAAGGCTTCCAAGTTCTTCCATATGTAAACCGTATGTGGTGTACTAATGGTTTAACCACTTCACTTGCTGAAGAAGCTTACACTCTTAACTCTCTAGATTCAGTAACTATGGAGAAGTTCTTCGAACAACTTAACGAACTTCGTAAGAACAATTTTGCTCCAGTAAGTTTTGCTGATCGTGTTCGTAAAGCATCTAACACTCCTGCTTCACTTAATGAGATGCGCCAAGCATATAACCTCATCAACAAACACGTAGAGGACCAAGCAGATCGTTGGATCCCACTTAATGAGAACCTTTCTGCTTACAAACGCAATGGTTTTGAAAATATGACTGTTGACCAAATGAAGAATGCTAAATCTAATCAGTCTCTATGGTCAGTAGTAAATGGTCTTACTCACTTTGCAACTCATGCTCCTGAATTGATCACTTCTAACGTACAAGGTTACGATCAAACTCAGATGATGGTTCAAGCTGGTAACATCTTTGGTAAGAATCGTTTCGATCACGAAAACGATATGCCAAATCCGTTCGGTAATGACGCTTTGAACAACACGCTTCAAATCGGTTCACTACTTAACTAAGTTTTGTTTTAATTGTTATGAAAGGGTCCGCAAGGACCCTTTTTTTATGAAAAAAAATCAAAAAAAGTGAAAAAAAGTGAAAAAAAGTTTTACCGTTTGAGAAATTTTGTTTATATTTACATATCATTAATCGTTAAAGCAATATTTATGAACAAATTAACTAAATTTTCGCCGATCTACAACACAGCCTTTTGTGTATTCTTCATTTGGGTAGCCTATAGTACCGCTGCTGGAACTATCCAACAATACATTAAATTCGCCGGAATCGATAACGAGATCGCTTTCTGTTGTGTTGCTATGATGTTGGGAGCTATGTATTTCTACTTATCTGTATCTGACATTTTCGACGTAATCAAACGTTACCTTCAGAACAAGTAAAAATGTTAATAACTTTTTGCAAAAAAGTTTTACCGTTTGAGAAATTATAGTTATATTTACATATCATTTAAAACATCCACATAATGACAAGAGAACAATTCACAATTTCCGAAACCGCAACAGGTTACATGTTAACAGAAGTTAGCAATCACAGGCAAGAATTTATCGAGCCTAGCCACCCTAAATTTGAATGGGTTTCTAAGAACCTAGGCCGTATCGTAAATATTACCGAAGCCGGTCGTTGGAATAGCCAAAAAGATTACGAAAACCTATATGGCAACCAACCTAAATCACGTGGTAACCAAGAGGTAGCCACAGTTAAACCAAAGGTGGAGGTTAAATTAACCAAATTGGACGATCTAGATATTAACCCAGACTTGTTCGTACCACTTCCTACCAATACTATCTTTGACAAATTTGTCTCAGCTGAAGGTGGTTTCCTTCCCGGTTCAAATATCATGGCAGCAGGAGCTCCAGGTATTGGTAAGACAACTGTTCTCTTAGACCTCATCTCTAAACTAGATCAGGCCGGTAAGAAATGTCTCTTTATCTCTGCCGAGATGAACCGAATCGACATGGCCCGTTATCTTAAGCGTTTCCCTCACTGGGGCCAGTTACCTATCCTATTCTTATCCGACTACGAAGAGTGTCCGAAAGAGGCAATCGAAAAAATCCTAGATGAAGGTTGGGATATAGTCCTGACCGACTCTTATACCGAAGTAAACGACACGGTAAAAGAAGAGTGTAACCTTTCTCGTGGTAAGGTGGAGAAGTGGTTCCTAAACCTAATGTCCAGTAACAACGACGGTCATAATGCGGCCCGTAAGCATACAACCTTTATTACGATCCTACAGCTATCTAAAGGCGGTAACTTCGTCGGGTCGAATAAACTAAAACACATGACTACCGCGATGATGAACCTGGCTTGGGACGGTTCAGAAAACTCCGGTCAGCGTTATATGGAGTTTACTAAGAACCGCGTCGGCCAAGTAAATAAGAAACTCTATTTCGGTCTCCAAAACGGAGTTAGCTTCGACGAGGCCAGATACCTACGAGACCTGTATAACGACGAGATAGTCGAAGCAGAACGCGCACAGTTAGGTAAAGAAGCCGATGCCTTCGACAGGCTATTCGGTATCGGGGTAGAGGAGATAGAAGAATCCGTAGAAGAGAGCATAGAAGCCTAACCGACCGGTTAGAGCCTCCAGGTAATTTGGGCCC